GTCTTCACGTTTCTGTAAAACCCTCTGTGCTGGATAGCATACTGACATACAGTCTCCGGTGTGTATCCGGATTTATCTGCGTAAGCCTCTATGGCCTCAATCACCTCATTACGAGTCATGAGCTATCCTCATATAGTTATGTTCTTAGTAAGCTATATGCCCTTCCCTTTAGGGAAGGGATATATAGTTACTATACGCGCGCGTATATATAATACTATATAAGGCTTGTAGAACGTGTCAAGCAACTATGTTCTAACAACATCCTTCTTTCGGCACTAAAAATTTATGTTGGCGGAACCCTCTGGCAGTTTTTTGATTTTTAGAGCGGCGACTCTCCTGCTATCCTGATCTCAGCAGAAGAGGAGTGTTGCGATGCTCTTAGATGAACCCGATACGATTTACATCGAAAACGATGGTAAGTGGTCTGTATTCATTCAACATGATGGCGGTGGTTGTCCGGCACATCCAAGCAGTCTGGTGAGATTTTTGACTCTGGCAGATTGCATGCAGAACGAGCCGAAACCAGATGAGGCGAAAGCCGAAGACGTTGACTGGGACTGGACATCTGACTTTAATGATGTTCTATTCTATAGCGTGAGACTTTCATGAAGCTCCGTAAGGGGATCCCGTGCTCGATATCGCAGAAGTTTTGGAGAAGATCAAAGATCTGCCTGACGCGGAACGTCTGGCGGTTCTCAAGGATCTCGAAGCACTCCAAGAGAAGAAGGCAGTAGCGGGAGCCAAAGAAAACTTCCTTGAGTTTGTGAAGCTCATGTGGCCCAGCTTTATAGCTGGGAAGCACCACGCGAAGATGGCTAATGCCTTCGAGCGGGTGGCACGGGGCGAGCTCAAGCGATTAATCATTAACATGCCGCCGCGTCATACCAAGTCAGAGTTCGCCTCTTACCTGTTTCCGGCATGGTATCTTGGTCAGTATCCGCAAAAGAAAATTATTCAGACGGCACACACTGCCGAACTGGCTGTGGGCTTCGGTCGTAAGGTTCGTAACCTGATTCAGGGTGAAGACTACGAAAAGGTTTTCTCTGGCATTACCTTGTCATCGGACTCGAAAGCTGCTGGTCGCTGGAACACCAACAAGGGCGGTGACTACTTCGCTATCGGTATCGGCGGTGCCGTGACCGGTAAGGGTGCTGATGTTCTCATCATCGATGACCCTCACTCAGAACAGGAAGCCCAGATGGGCGAGTTCAATCCTGAAGTCTATGACAAGGTCTATGAGTGGTATACATCCGGCCCTCGTCAGCGTTTGCAGCCCGGCGGTGCAATCATCATCGTTATGACCCGTTGGTCAAAGCGTGACCTGACAGGACAGATCCTAAAGAAAAGCGCTGAGCGCGCTGGATCGGATGAGTGGGAAGTAATTGAGTTCCCGGCGATCATGCCATCTGGCAATCCGCTTTGGCCTGAGTTCTGGAGCATTGAAGAACTCACCGCGATCAAATCAGAAATTCCCGTGGGCAAGTGGAATGCCCAGTATATGCAAGACCCCACATCTGAGGAGGGGGCACTTATCAAACGGGAGTGGTGGAACGAGTGGCCGCATGACCAGCCGCCTGCCGTTGAGGGGATCATCCAGTCGTGGGACACCGCGTTCCTGAAGACGCAGAGGAGCGACTACAGTGCCTGCACAACATGGGGAATATTTCACCAAGAGAACGAAGAGGGAGTGTCTGTTCCTAATCTCATTCTTCTTGATGCATTCAAAGACAAGATGGAGTTTCCGGAGCTCAAGAGGCTCGCGCACCAGAAATACTGGGACTATGAGCCAGACCAACTGGTTGTGGAAAAGAAAGCATCCGGTGCTCCGCTCATTGCTGAACTGCGCATGATGGGCATACCAGTCACTGAGTTTACTCCAGTGCGCGGTAATGATAAGATTGCACGAGCAAATGCCGTGACTGATCTATTCGCAAGCGGTATTATCTGGGCACCACCCACAAGGTGGGCTGAAGAAGTTATTGAAGAGTGCGCGTCATTTCCTGCAGGCGAGCATGATGACTATGTTGACTCGGTGACGCAGGCACTTATTCGATTCCGTCAGGGCGGATGGCTTCGCACAACGATGGATCAGTGGGACGATGAGCCCAGTTACAGAAGGCCAGTGGAGTATTACTGATGGCAATTGAAAAAGTGATGGGGCCGCTAGACCTCCCAGAGGATGACGATGAGATCGAAGTTGAAGATATTGAAATTGATATCATCAACCCTGATGCTGTTGCCATCCAAGAGGATGAAGATGGCGGTGTCATCATTGATTTCAGTGGCGAAATCACAGACGAAATCCTTGGCCCAGATCACAATGCCAACCTCGCAGAATTTATCGATGATAACATTCTGGATGAGATGGCTGCTGAGTTGGTTAGCGATTTTAACAATGATCGCACTTCTCGCGAAGACTGGGCCCGCGCCTATGTGAAAGGCTTAGACCTTCTGGGGATGAAGGTTGAAGAGCGCTCCATCCCTTGGGAAGGCGCAGCCGGTGTATTCCACCCCGTCTTGACTGAATCAGTTGTTCGCTTTCAGGCACAGGCAATGTCTGAGCTTTGCCCCGCCGGTGGCCCGGCCCGCACCAAGATCATGGGCAAGGAGACTGCAGAGCTTCAGGATCAGGCTGTCCGCGTTGAGACAGAGCTGAACTACCAGATAACCGAAGAGATGACCGAATACCGCGATGAGATGGAGCAGCTATTGTTCCGCACGGCACTCGCTGGTTCTGGTTTCAAGAAAGTTTATTATGATCCGATTTACGAGCGTCCATGTGCGATGTTCGTTCCTGCGGAAGACATGGTTGTTGGATACGGCGCAACAGACCTGCGCCGCTGTGATCGTTACACCCATGTGATGAAGAAGACTGCAAACGAGATCATTGAGTTGCAGATCTCCGGCTTCTATCGCGAAGTTGAACTTCCTGCCCCGTCCCCTGAAATCACTGACATTCAGGAAAAATACAATGAGATGATGGGCGAGGAAGAGATCATCGATGATGATGATCGTCACACAATCCTTGAGATGCATGTCACGATGAACATGCCAGAGGATCTGGATGATCCAGACGGCATTGCTCGTCCGTATGTTGTGACGATGGACAAGTCGTCCCGCACCATCCTGTCAATCCGCCGCAACTGGGATGAAGACGATCCCAAGAAAAAGAAGCTAATGCACTTTGTGCATTACAAGTATCTTCCCGGACTTGGCTTCTATGGCCTTGGTTTGATTCACCTGATCGGCGGTCTGGCAAAGACCGCGACTTCGATTCTTCGTCAGTTGATCGATGCCGGCACCCTGTCCAACCTGCCTGCAGGCTTCAAGGCAAAGGGCATGCGGATTACTGGCGACAACACTCCGCTGATGCCGGGCGAGTTTCGTGATGTGGATGTGCCGGGCGGTTCGATCCGTGATGCCTTGATCCCACTGCCATACAAGGAGCCATCTGGAACTTTGTATCAGTTGTTGGGCAATGTGGTTGAAGAAGCCCGCCGTATCGGTTCGATTGCCGATGTGCAGGTTGGCAGCATGAATCCAAATGCTCCTGTCGGCACCACGTTGGCGCTGATGGAGCGCACACTGAAAGTTATGTCTGGCGTTCAAGCGCGTATGCATGCGGCTCTCAAGCAGGAGCTTCGCCTGATTGCGCGTGTGATCGGTGACTATATGGGGCCAGAGTATGACTATGATCGCGAAGGGCAGTTCAACAGAGTTGAGGACTTCGATGGTCGCGTTGATGTTATTCCGGTTTCTGATCCGAATGCAGCCACGATGGCGCAGCGTGTGGTGCAGTATCAGACTGCTCTTCAGTTGGCGCAGCAGGCTCCGCAGCTTTACAACATGGGCAAGCTCCATCGCGAAATGTTGGAAGTCCTGAACATTAAGGATGCTGACGAAATCGTGAAGCTGCCAGAAGACATCAAGCCGATGGATCCTGTCAGCGAGAATATGGCGATCATGAAGCAAGAGCCTGTAAAGGCGTTCATGTATCAAGACCACGAAGCGCACATCCGCGTTCACATGGCGGCGGCACAAGACCCGAAGATCCAGCAGATCGTTGGTCAGTCTCCATTTGCTGCAGCTATTCAGAGCGCAATGGCTTCTCACGTTACAGAGCACATTGCGATGCAGTATCGCGTGGAGATTCAAAAGCAGTTGGGTGTGGAGATGCCAGACCCAGAGGCACAGCTTCCAGAAGATGTGGAACGTGAGGTTTCCCGTCTGGCAGCAGAAGCAGCAGACAAACTGCTGCGTAAGGATCAGGCAGAGGCAGCGAT